ATGACGATGAATTTCGATCCGGGGCCGGAGGCACCGGAAGGGCCTTTCGTGCCCGGCGCCGCCGCGGCGCCTGACATGGATGTGCTTGCGATCGCGGATGGGCTGTTCCGGTCTTATGCGGCGGATCTTGCCCGATTGCGGGCCAAGATTCAGGCCGGCGAGATGGACGAGTTGAAGGAATCCGTCCGGATGGTGCGCGACCTGAGGGCCGCGACCCAACTGGTGCTGGAGGAAAGGAGCAAGGTTGACAAGCTTCGCAAGGAAGCTGCCGGACAGGTCGGCGCGGGAACGCTTGACCTTGTCGCGGCACGCGATGAGATCGGGCGCCGCCTGGCTTGCCTGCGCCGCGCAGGAGGAGGTTGACGAATTCCTGGGCAGCCTTGGCGACAATGCCCTTGCGGCACTGCCCTGGCTGTTCGAGTTCTGGGCGCTGCCGCATCAGCTGCCGCCCGAGGGCGACTGGAAATCCTGGGTGATCATGGGGGGACGCGGCGCGGGCAAGACCCGCGCCGGTGCCGAATGGGTGCGCATGCAGGTTGAAGGAGCTACCCCAGATGCGCCGGGCCGTGCCCGTCGCCTTGCGCTGGTTAGTGAGACCTTTGATCAGGCGCGTGACGTCATGGTCTTTGGCGAGTCGGGGATTTTGGCCTGCTCGCCTCCGGATCGCCGTCCGGTGTGGGAGGCGGGACGGAGGCGGTTGGTCTGGGCAAATGGCGCCACCGCACAAGTTTATTCGGCGCATGAGCCCGAGGCGCTGCGTGGTCCGCAATTCGATGCCGCCTGGGTCGATGAACTGGCCAAGTGGAAGAAGGCCGAGGAGACCTGGGACATGCTGCAATTTGCCCTGCGTCTGGGGGAACACCCTCAGCAGGTGGTGACGACGACGCCAAAGAATGTCCCGGTGTTGAAGCGGATTCTGGGTAATGCCTCGACCGTGACCACCCATGCGCCGACCGATGCCAACCGTGCCTATCTGGCCGAGAGCTTTCTTGCCGAGGTCGAGGCGCGCTATGCGGGCACACGGCTTGGGCGGCAGGAGCTTGAGGGGCTGCTTCTTGAAGATGTCGAGGGCGCGCTTTGGACGACTTCGATGCTTGAACGGTGCAGGGTCGATGCGGCCCCGACGCTATCGCGTATCGTGGTTGCGGTCGATCCCGCGGTGACGGGCGGGGCTGGCGCTGATGAATGCGGCATCGTCGTCGCCGGGGTGGTGGCCGAGGGTCCGGTGACCGACTGGCGGGCCTATGTGCTTGAGGATGCCTCGGTCCGGGGCGGGCCGTCTGATTGGGCGCGGGCGGCAATTCAGGCGATGGAGCGGCATGGCGGCGAGCGGCTGGTGGCCGAGGTCAATCAGGGCGGCGATCTGGTGGAAAGTGTTTTGCGCCAGATCGACCCGCTGGTGCCCTTTCGCGCCTTGCGTGCCGGGCGGGGCAAGGGGTTGCGGGCCGAGCCGGTCGCGGCGCTTTATGAGCAGGGGCGGGTTCACCACCTGCGCGGCCTGGGGATCCTTGAAGATCAGATGTGCCGCATGACCGTCGCGGGCTATGGTGGCAAGGGCTCACCGGATCGTCTGGATGCTCTGGTCTGGGCTATTCACGAGCTGATGATTGAGCCGGCGGCGCATTATACGCGTCCTGCGGTACGCGCGCTCTAGCGGCTTCGGCGCCGCTTTTGCGGGGCTGTCGCATGGATATTTGGACACGGAAGAACGGGCCATGGGGCTCGTGAGGGTCGCGGTCAGCGGCCCTTTTTTCTTGGGATTTTCAGGAGGAGCCTATGGCATTTCTCTGGTTCGGGCGGAATGGGGTATCGGCGCGGCCAACCACCGCAGTCGAGAAAAAGGCCAGCGCCGCCGGTAAGGTAGTGGCGTTGGCAGCGGGGTCAGGTCGGGTTGTCTGGTCCCCGCGTGATACGGTCAGCCTGACCAATGCCGGGTTCATCGGCAATCCGGTCGGTTTCCGAGCCGTACGGCTGATTGCCGAAGCGGCGGCTGCGGTGCCGCTGATCTGTCAGGACCGAGAGCGGCGTTATGACGTGCATCCGGTGCTGGATCTGCTGCGCAGGCCCAATCCGGCGCAGGGTCGTGCCGAGATATTCGAGGCGCTTTATGGCCAGATCCTGTTAAGCGGTAACGGTTATCTGGAGGCGGTCGGTATGGGGCCCAAAGGCCTGCCTGCGGAGCTGCATGTCTTGCGCGCTGATCGGATGGCGGTGGTGCCGGGGCCGGATGGTTGGCCCATCGCCTATGAATATGGTGTGGGTGGCCGCAAGGTTCGGTTCGATATGGCGGGCAGTCCCGATCCGATTTGCCATATCCGCAGCTTTCATCCTTTGGACGATCATTATGGGCTGTCGCCGATGCAGGCGGCTGCGGTGGCTGTCGATGTCCACAACAGCGCTTCGAGCTGGTCGAAGGCTTTGCTGGATAATGCTGCGCGGCCTTCCGGCGCTATCGTCTATCGCGGTGCAGATGGGCAGGGGAACCTGTCGCCCGACCAGTATGATCGGTTGGTTGCCGAGATGGAGATGCATCATCAGGGCGCCCGAAATGCCGGTCGACCGATGCTGTTGGAGGGCGGGTTGGACTGGAAGCCGATGGGGTTTTCCCCCTCGGACATGGAGTTTCATCAGACCAAGCTGGCCGCTGCGCGCGAGATTGCACAGGCTTTTGGCGTGCCACCCATGCTGATCGGTATTCCGGGCGAGGCGACCTATGCCAACTACGCCGAGGCGCATCGGGCGTTTTATCGGCTGACGGTTCTGCCTCTGGTCTCGCGCGTGGCGAGTGCCGTGGCGTGGTGGCTGTCCGAGCATCTGGGCAATGAGATCGACTTGCGTGCCGATCCGGATCAGGTGCCTGCGCTTGCTGAGGAACGCGACGCCCAATGGCGGCGTGTCGGCGAGGCGGCCTTTCTGAGCGAGGCGGAAAAGCGCGCGGTTCTGGGCCTGCCGCCTGCGCAGGAGGACTAGGATGGAGGGCTCGCGTTTCGTCAAGGAGCCCTTTGACTGGCATGACCAGCGCCTCAACACCCAAGAGCGGATCATGGCGCTGCAGTTTGGTCAGGTCGAGCGCCGGCTGGAGCGGATCGAGGCGCTGATCGAAGGGCTGGAGCGGCGCTTATGGATGACGGTCTATGGCGTTGTCGCGGTGATCCTGACCCAGGCCGTGCAATCGATCATGACCTTTACGCCAAAAGGGGGATAGCGTGAATTCAAAGGATTACGGGCTGGAGTTGAAGTTTGCGGCGGGATCGTCCCTGATCTTGGACGGTACGCGGATCGAGGGCTATGCCAGCCTGTTCGGCGTTACGGATCAGGGCGGCGATGTCGTCTTGCGCGGGGCCTATGCCGAAAGCCTGAGGCGGCTTACCGCGCGCGGCGACCGTGTGCGGATGCTGTGGCAGCATGACCCGACCCGGCCGATCGGCGTTTGGGACGAGATACGAGAGGACGAGCAGGGTCTGTGGGTCGCGGGTAGGCTTTTGCCCGACATTGCCCAGGCCCGCGAGGCGGCGGCGCTGATCGCTGCTGGTGCCATCGACGGGTTGTCGATCGGCTATCGCACAATTTCGGCCGAGCGCGATGCCAAGGGCCGGCGGCGGCTGACCGAGGTCGAGCTGTGGGAGGTGTCCTTGGTCACCTTTCCCATGCTTGCCGAGGCAAAGGTGGGCCGAAAATCAGGCGGGATCGACGAACTGGCAGCGGCTTTTCGGGCCGCAACGCAGGCGCTGCGCGCCGAATGATTTCATCCAAATGGAGGGAAGCATGACTGAGGTGAAAGCCGCGGCCGGGACAGAACTGCCCGGAGAACTGGGGGCTGAAATGCTGGGATTCGTAAATGAACTCAAGCAGTTTCGCTCAGACATTCAGAAACAACTGAAAGTACAGGAAGATCGCATGACCATCATGGACCGCAAGAGCATTTCCCGGGCGCGTGCCCCTTTGTCGGCTGAGGCCGATCAGGGCGCGCCCTATCAAAAGGCGTTTGACGCCTATGTCCGCCATGGGGACGATGCGGCGCTGCGCGGGTTGCCGTTGGAAGGTAAGGCAATGACCTCGACTTCGGATGGCGGGTTCCTTGTTGCTCCGACCGTGGCGATGCAGGTGCAGGACGTTCTGACCGGCACCGCCTCGTTGCGACGGATTGCCAATGTCGTGACAGTGGAATCGGCGAGCTATGAGGTGCTGGTCGATATGGGCGATATCGCCCATGGTTGGGCGAGCGAGGATACCGCTCAGGCTGAGACGGGTACGCCGACCGTTCAGCGGGTCGTGATTCCGGTGCACGAGCTTTCTGCCATGCCCAAGGCGAGCCAGCGCCTGCTGGACGACAGTGCCTTTGACGTCGAAAGCTGGCTTGCCGGTCGGATTGCCGACAAATTTTCCCGAGCGGAGGCAGCAGCCTTTGTCAAAGGCGACGGTATCAACAAGCCCAAGGGATTCCTGACCCATGCTACGGCGCCCCATCATGAGGCTGGTGATTCCAGGATCGGAACCTTGCTGTCAGGTGGTGATGGAGATTTTGCCGAAGGGAATCCGGCAGATGCTTTGATCGACCTGGTTTATTCGCTGGGCGCGCAATATCGGGCCAATGCAAGCTTTGTCATGAACTCGAAGACCGCTGCGGCGGTGCGCAAGATGCGCGATGCCGATGGCCGGTTTTTGTGGACGGACTCGCTGGCTTTGGGGCAGCCGGCGCAGTTGCTGGGCTATCCGGTGCTGATCTGCGAAGAGATGCCTGATATCGCCCGTGGCGCTGCTGCGATCGCCTTTGGTGATTTTCGCGCCGGCTATACCATCGTCGAGCGTCCCGATCTGCGCGTCCTGCGCGACCCGTTCTCGGCCAAGCCGCATGTTCTGTTTTATGCCACCAAGCGCGTTGGCGGCGGCGTTACTGATGCCCGCGCCATCAAGCTGATGATCTTCGGCTGATCCAGGGCCGAAGCGGGGCCGCGCGGATTTCATGCCCGCCTTACCGGCAAGTGCAACTGTCCGCGCGCGCGAGGGCGGGCAGCGGCGCGGCCCCTTTCGTGACCCGAGGATGCGGCACCCCAGCGAATGGGAGAATAGAAGATGATGCTTGAGGAAGTGACAGCGCCTGTAGCCGAGGCGCTGCCCGTCGCGGTGTTGCGCAATCACTTGCGGCTGGGCTGTGGTTTTGGCGGGCCTGGTGCTGAGGATGTGGCCGAGACCGCGGCTTTGGCGGGCTATCTGCGCGCTGCCATTGCCGCAATCGAGGCGCGTACCGGCAAGGTGCTGCTGACGCGGCGGTTTCGGCTGCAGCTGGAGCGGTGGCGAGATACGCAGGGCCAGCCGCTGCCACTGGCCCCGGTCGAGGCGGTCGAGGGGGTTGAGATCCTTGACGCCACGGGGGCAGGGACGGTGCTTGATTCTGCGCGCTATCGTCTGGTGCGGGATATGCAACGACCGGTGCTGAAGCCGGTGGGCGTTTTTCTGCCATCTGTCCCGCACGGGGGATGCGTGACGATCAGCTTTCTGGCTGGTTTCGGGGCTGACTGGTCCCGGGTTCCGGCTGATCTGGCGCAGGCGGCGCTGATGCTGGCTGCGCATTATCACGAGGACCGCAGTTTTGAGGGCATCCAGAGTGCGCTGCCTTTCGATGTCAGTGTGCTGATTGAACGCTGGCGCTCTGTCCGGGTGCTGGGAGGGCGCGGCAATTCGCGTGGCGGTGCATGAGCACGCCACGCATGACAGTGCCGCTGGTCGTGGAATCCTCGGCCCGGTTGCCCGACGGGATGGGCGGCTTTCGCCAGTCCTGGCAGGAGGTCGGGCGGATCTGGGCCGAGATGCGCTCGGGCGCGGGTGGTGAACGTGTCGCCGCATTGGGGACGCAGAGCGTCGTGACCTGGCGGATCACCGTCAGGGCAGCGCCTGCGGGCGATACGCGCCGCCCGCGCCCCGGGCAGAGGTTGCGGCTGGGTGAGGGCGCGCAGGCGCGGCGCTTTCGCATCGACGCAGTCGCCGAAAGCGACCCCGGGGGGCGCTGGCTGGTCTGTATCGCGCAAGAGGAGATTCCGGCATGAGCTACCGGGCAACGGCTGCCTTGCAGGCGGCGGTTTATCAGGTGCTGCGCGATGATGCGGCGCTGCGCGAACTGGTCGGGGACGCGATCTATGACGCGATGCCGGTTTCGGTCCCGGCAGGGGTTCATGTCGCGCTGGGTCCCGAAGAAGCGCGCGATGCGGGCGACATGACCGGGGCGGGGGCAGTGCATGACCTGACCGTCTCGGTCTTGTCGGGGGCTGATGAGACCGGCGGTTTCGCGACGGTCAAGGCGGCTGCTGCTGCGGTCTGCGACGCACTGGAAAGTGCGGGCATGACCATCGGGTGTGGCCATCTGGCGGGGCTGTGGTTCCTGCGTGCCCGGGCACGACGGACGGAAAAAGGCGCGGGGCGGCGGGTCGATCTGACCTTTCGCGCGCGCATCGACCTTGGATGAGGAGAAACGGTGATGGCGGTTCAGAACGGACGCGACCTGCTGATCAAGATGGATATGACCGGCGACGGTCATTTCGAAACCATAGCCGGCCTGCGGGCGACCCGGCTGGGTTTCAATGCCGAGACTGTGGATGTGACGAGCCTGGAAAGCGAGGGTCGCTGGCGCGAACTGCTGGCGGGTGCGGGGGTGCGCTCGGCCAGCATCTCGGGCTCGGGTGTGTTCCGTGATGGCACGACGGATGAGCGTGCGCGGCAGGCCTTTTTTGATGGCGAGGTGCCGCGCTTTCAGGTGGTGATCCCGGATTTCGGCACGGTCGAGGGGGCGTTCCAGATCACGGCTTTGGAATATGCGGGTAGTTACAACGGCGAGGCAACCTATGAGATTTCCCTGGCAAGCGCGGGCCCGATCAGCTTTGTCGCGCTTTGACGGCATCAACCCGCTTGCGGGTGAGGTCGAGATCTGGCTGGGCAGTCAGCGCCATGTCGCAAGACTGACCCTGGGCGCGCTGGCTGCGCTTGAGGCCGAGCTGGGCGCCGAAAGCATGATCGCGCTGGTCGAGCGGTTCGAGGGTGGCCGCTTTTCCAGTCGTGACGTGATGGCTGTTCTGGTTGCGGGTCTGCGCGGCGGCGGCTGGACGGGCGGCATGGATGATCTGGCCTTGGCCGATCTGCGCGGTGGGCCGGTCGCGGCTGCTCATGCGGCGGCGGCGCTGTTGTCGCGCGCCTTTCGGATCGAGGGGACATGAGTGGCGGGCTGGACTGGCCCGGGCTTTTGCGTGCCGGGCTGGGCCCCGCACGTCTGGGCGGTCTGGGCCTTACCCCCGGGCAGTTCTGGACGCTGACCCCGGCCGAGCTGGCGCTGATGCTGGGCGTCGATCCGGCGCACGGCGGTGGCGCGATGACGCGTGCGCGGCTGGCCGAACTGGCCGCGCGCTATCCTGACCGGCCTGTCGGTCAGCATGAGAAAAAAGGAGGCGGCGGT